AAACAGTAGACAAATCCTCGCTGTAAAGCATTAAATTAGTCCGTTGCTCTTCAATCAACAAACCTTTTGGCGCTAAAGTTTCAGGGTCGTAGTCGAATCGTGCAACATCGGAACCGACTGATATGAGAGTTCCTACCGAATTATATTGTGTTGCGGAACTTGCTCTTGTGAAAGTAATTCTTGGGTCTAAAGACGTTGCGGTTTGGAAGTTCAAGCTTAAGGTAGTCGCACCGCTCCCATCCACCACAACCTCAAAGTCACCAACGCTACCTGTAGCATTAACATGCGAGGCTGTGCCGGGATATGTATTTGCGTAATCTACAACGCTTGCGCTTCCAACACCCATATTAACCGCCTACCTGACCTGCTTGAATAGCAGTCAATGTAGCAGTACCACTACCTGACAAGTTCGCTAACCGGATCTGTAAAACCGGAAACGCATAGTTACCATCTTGGTTAGTGGTCTGTGAAATTACAGTCGGGTGATTAAACCAGTTAGTCCCATCAAACGTATGCTGAATAGAATAGGTAATAGTGCCAGAAACAACCACACCAAAACCCACGTTAAATGGGGAGATGTAGTAGTCCATTGGAATACCTGCACTGTTTGCTACACCGGTAACAGATTGTGTAATCGGTCTCATTTAGTTTTCCTTTTAACTTTTCCGCCTTTCTTGTACATCTCTACGTCTTGCGGATTGTCTTTACGTTTGATGGTTTTCTTGCCGGGCATTTTACTAGGGTTTATATCGCCCATACCCCGCGATTCCATCATACAAATTTGCCTTTAGTGTGACCTTTAGTCACGCAACCGTCGGCACGAGTCACACCGCCTTTAGCCATTTTAGTGCAACCACCTGTAGCTTTCTTAACTGCTCTAGCTTGGTTTGCCATTTCGCGTTGAATATCGGCGTTTCTAAGCTCATCACTTTTAACAGCACCGCCATCAGCGTAACATTTACCACCTTTCTTCATTTTCTTTTCCATCGCTTCACCTTTCGCATATTGTTCAGGAGAGATCTTGCCAGACTTAATTGCTTTGCCTTCTTTCAGCTCTTCTTTATAAGTCTCTTTACCTTTGAATAGTTTCTTTAAGTTAGCCACGTTGCCACCTCTATTAAATTTTTTGCCTTTATCGGCTTGATTAAACTCTTTAGCTACCTTCTGCGAAATACCTGCTTTCTTGGCGAACTCAGGGTTGTGAGCGGCGGCAGCCATAAAATTGCGCTGTTTCTTACTTGTACTAGGCACTTTACTTACCTATATGCTGGAGTAACCAGCTAATAGCACCACCAATAGTCGCAGCAGCACCACCAACCATAAGAAGCGTTTTCCACCCGCCTTTGGCTTCAGATAACGTTGCTTGTATGAGGGCTAAACTCTTTTTGATCTCGGCCATTTCTTTGACCATCTTGTCCATGTCATCCTGCAAGTGCTTAATCTCTACATCGTGTACAGCTAAGTCTTTAATCATCTCAACAGAATCGTTCATTTGCAGTTCCACCGTTTTAGTGAGGCTGCTTTACGGGTCGGTCTACCTTTCTCGTCTTTCATAGGACCCGGCATCCCTGACATACGCGCACAAAACGATTTACGACGCTTAGCATCTTTCTCTGACTTTGGGTGGGGTGCAGGGGCTTTTAGGTTTGATCCTGTCGCACGATTGTACTTAGCGCGACCCTTTGCAGTTAATCCTGCACCTTTAGACACAGGTAACTTTTCACCACGCCCTACAGCCAATGAAGTAGTCTTAGCCATAATCAATCTCCTCAGTTAAAAGATGGGGAGCCGAAACTCCCCAGATCAATTACGCTTGTTGTGCTGTTGGGTTAGCAGAACCGTCAGAATTACGTACCATGTACTTAACCACGATTACACCTGCACCTGTTGTCAATGCTGTACCTGCAACAGTAAAAGTAACAATAGCATCTGTACTACCCACGTTAGCAATCAAAGCTGTGGCAGCTGTAGTTGCTGCAACAGTCAAAGCTGTTGAACCTAAGTTAGTTACAGTAGTTGCTGTAGTGATGTCGGTAGCACCGATGGTCAATTTGAGTGTAGCCGCTGATGAGAATGCTGCAGTGGTGATAAAGTCAATCTCTGTGATGACTGAACCGGCAGGAAGAACGAAAGCTCTTGTACCTGCTGCATCAGCATAGGTGATAGCGTCTGTTTGACCTACAACAGTAGCGCCCATGTTACGGATTGTGCCGGCAGTTGTGCCGGTGGTGTTTTTAACGGTACCTAATAACCAAGGACCAAGGTGAGAAGCGAAAGCCATTTTAATCTCCAAATGCACTGTTCCGCGTCGTCTTGTGCGAGCCTGCTAGGTCAGTCGACGCAGAGAATTAATCCTAGACTCGACTCGCATATTACCTGAATGGCTGGGAAGTGCAAGAGGTTTATTTAGGTTTTCTAAATACTTGATGACCTTCGCCAGATGCCCAAAATTCTTTCATCTGCTTGCGCTTACTTTCACCTCTTTCTACTGCCCCACAACTTGGGCAACCACGGCCTTTACGAAACTGGGCAGCATACTGTGAAAATACACCGTGGTCTTGGCATACACATCCTTCAATACGATTCAACGCACCTGTATACAAGGCGTTTGAAAAATCATACCTGTCCTTAATTTCTTGCGGAAATTTAGCTAACACATCACTAAACGGTTTTGGGTCTTGTTTAACTGCGTTACGCTTCATGTTTTCGCGAGCTTTTTCTAATCCTTCAGGTGTGTATACTCTTGGTTCTTTTTTAACTCCACGTTGTGTGTCACCTATCTTTTTACGTGTTTCTTCTGATACGGTTTTACCATACCGGTAGTGGTTTTCGCCTTTGTTTTTATCACTAGCTGCGCGAGCTTCTACGATTTTTAAGCGTGTTTCTTCGGAGTGAATCTTACCTAACCTTGGGTGCGGATATTCTCCAGAAGCGTAACCTTCTTTAAGTGTGTTTGCTATAGCCTGTTTTTCTTCTTCCGATTTTACTCTACCGTACGACGGGTGGTCTTCTTTAGCTATCCCTCGCATAGGAGATTCAGAGTATTTACTTTTGTTATAGCAAATGGGCTTACCTACCCATTCAGCTAACCAAACATTCTCCGCTGCTTGTAGTCTGTCGATAGATTCTACATGCTCAACTATTTCAAATATGAAACACTCTTCCCCATATTTGTTCCATGCTGCTTGTAAATGCTGGCAGTGATGCTTGTTTTTACGAAGCCTATTTCTGTGACATCTAAACCGTTCTCTAGTATTGCCAGTGCTACCCACATAAAATTTTTGATTTACTACATTTCGTATCTTATAAATAACTGGAGTTTTCATTTCATCACCTTTTGTATAAAGACTATGAAACATATTATATCGGATACCACACGTTGTGTATATAGCGAACATAAAAAAGCCCTCCGAAGAGGGCTTATAACACCTAAGTGTTTGATTTTACTTAAGAACCGCTTGAACCGCTTGAACCGTAGACGGCTAAAGAATCGCTCCATCCGAAGCTGTAGCGTTCTCTCGCTTTATAACGTACGTTACCGCTATCAAAATCCCCGTCCATTGAGTTAGTTAATGGACTACGAACGAAATGTTTCAACCCGTTTGGCACGTCCGTGGTCAAGAACCAAGCGTTGGTGTCGGTCAAGAAGTGGTTGATAGCGTAACCTTCAGGAACAGCACCGTTGTTTTTCAACGCGTTGATGTCGTTGTCGGTTGTACCAACACGAAGTTCAGTTTCCAACAAACGAGTTGCAACGAATTGCAATGCTGGTGGAACGATCAACTTCTTAGGTTTAGCAGCGATCAATAAACCACGTTCGTCAGTCCATGCAGCGATTTGGATCACAGCATTTTCCAATGAAGTTTCGTTTAAGTCAGCGGCGGTAGATGGGATGTTGCTGTTTGTGCCACCATTCACCAATGGGTGGTTAGCACTGAACAAAGATACACCGTCACCACCAGTAACAGCTGCGCTGAAACCGTTGTTTAAAACGTTAGCTGCTTTAACCTGTTTGGTGTAAGCCATAGCACGAGCCAATGCTTTTGTATAACGAGCAGACAAAGAGTCGTACAAGTTATCTTCGATAGCTTCTTCAGTTAAGCTGAAGCCCAAAGCAATTGTTTCGTGGTTGTATCGCGCAGTCCAAGCTTCTTGAGCATTGTCGTATTGAAGAGCGGAGCCTTCATTTTTGACAGGAGCTGCTGAGAAACCAGACAGTTTTGTTTCTTCTTCAAAAGAACGTTCAGAAGTCTCTGTTTCGTAGATTTCTTTATGTTCTTCACCGTAACGAGCGTATTCCAAACCGAACAAAGCGTTCAGACCCGGTAACAACTCTTTTAATAGCTGGGCGCGTGAAATTGCCATTAATCAACTCCTAATTAAACTGCTGTAGCAGAATAGTAACCGTGATAACCGAAGTTAAACTTCACGAGCACTTCTGGGTACTGTGTGAACACCAATGTTGAACCAGCTGCGAAAGCTGTAGTTGGTGCTGCATTAAGCACAACTGTAGTAGCACCAGCAGCTGCTGCTGTAGCCACAAATGAGCCACTTTGGATTACTTGACCTGCAGAATCTAAACTACCTACATCAGTACCAACGACTAACGCTTGAGTCAACGCAGTGCTTGTAGTAACAGTCGCTGTAGAGATAGATGAATAAGTTGCAGTACCCAAAGACACAGCAGTATCACGAACGATGTCAATAACACGGAATGGTAAGGTCGCAGTGCTTAATGCAGTTGGGACCAAAATCGCGTTAGCTGAGTCACCGGTATTAGCGCTACCTGCG